TAATGGGTTATTAATTGCCATACGATCAGCAATAACATCAGCACCAGGGAAGTCCATATTTCTGACAAGTAAATCACCAGCAACTTGTACAAGTGATGGCTCTGCTTGGAATAATGCCATCATAGCCTCAACAGATTCTTGGCGCTTGGAGTTATAGCCTGGTCCTGTGTCCATCACAATGTCATATTCACCTACGCTCATGTCGTTCAAAATACGCTCAATGCCAGATTCATCCATCTTGCGTTCATTAATCGTCATAATCTCAGGCTTACCATCATCGCCAATAATTCTCATGGCACGTTCTGTATCGTAAATGTGTGGAATTAAATCGAGAATTACTCTGCCAACTTGTCTAATGCTGCGAGTTAAATTATCGTAATAATGCATATTGGTCATGTCAGCCTGCATCTGTTGACCTTGAATGGCCTTGCCGGACTGGATGCCTTGTGGTAACTGATTCGGATCGTAAATGCCAATCACTGCTTGAAGATCTAAGTTCATTGACTGCATCGCAGCCATTACTCCAGTTGGTGGTTGTTCTGGTGACTGTCTTACTGGTGGTGGAGCTGGTCTGCCATCGATGTCTGTCTGCTTGTAACGTAAATAAGGCTTACTTGCATTGTTGGCATCAGCCCATTCTTGTTCATGGCCTTCATCCTGTCCTTCTGCTAATATCCATTTTGCTTTAGGTGCAAGTGCGACAGTTTCAGTCAGAGCAGTTGACCAATAGTTATACATACGCTGCGGATCTTTGGCCATGCGGACTAAACCAAAACGCTTATGTTTACCTTGGACTATGGTGCTTTGACCATAAACAGGGATAATCGGCAGATAACGACCAGCCCAATCACCTTCCTCAAGCACTTGCATTGCAGTTACTTTGGCCCATTTAATCTTTTTACGGATTGTTGTGCGTTGATTAATGACTTCAACACCTAATTTTTCCATTAACTTTTCATCGACTTCATCAGCGTAAATGCTTGAGCCATCCGATAACTGCATTAACTCAACGGATTCTCTGACTGAATACCAATACTCGGCAATTCTAATTTCTTCTTTTTGTACCCAATCACCCATCACATCGCCAGTACCACGACTAACAAAACCTTGGTCTATTTCAGCATCAGGATACATTGCACTAAATGATTTCTTACTCATTAAGGTAGTGATAAGGCAGCGCTCAGCATCTGATCCATCAGCCATAATGGAATTGGGATCAAAATACACAGTAAAAGGATTTTCAATTGGTCGAATATAAATTTCTTGGTCAAAGCTATCATCCTTCACATAATCGGTATGGACTCGGATATATCCCCAGCCCATGCGAACTGCATAATCGACTGCATTGATATAAGCCTGGTCAGCATCTGACTGTAATTCAATGTGCCTACAAATGCCTGTAATAATCTGCGCCTGTTTCTCATCAGTCTGAGTATTCATGCCATGCGCTTTAATTCTAGGTCGTTGCTCACGAATCTGATTAACAATCTGTCGGCAATACGCATCAACTTTATTAATTGTTAAACAAGGTCTGGCTTCTAATAAACGACTGTTCTGCACATCAACAGGCCATTGATCGCCATTGCTAAAACGCACATCATCTAAAGCCTCAGCACGATTATTGGAATCTACATCGTTCACTTGACGTAAAAACTCCATTGCTTGATAGATTCGATCGTCTTGCTCAATGATTTCTTCGGCCATAATTTACCCTTGTAATTTTTGCAATTTTAACTCATCCATGAGCCACGTTCAATATTAACTGGTTTTTTTACTGTTTTCTTTGGCTCATTTACTAAAAGACCTAGCATCCTAAATGCATCTGCACCATGGGAATATTGGTCATGGAGTGGCTTTTGTGACCAAGCACCGCTCTCATCCACATCATACCGATAGTGTCTAAGACATTGCAGGCCATCGCCACAGTTCTCACGATCAAACACGCATTTATTAAAAATAGTTCTGGCTGCGTTGATGGAGTCAGTCACCGGCACTCTTGGCAATATCTGAACTTTGTACCCAGCACTACGCACAATTTCCTCAATCGATCGCCCTGAGCCTAAACTTTTAGCAGCTGCATCATGTGGCAGCCACAGCGTATCAAAGTGATAACCAAACTTTTGCATCTCAGCCAAATACCAACTAATCGTCTGTTGATTGGCCTGCATATATCGAATTAATCGGATTTCTAAACCAATAAACTGCACAAACCAAATGGCAGTATGATCAGCCCAGCCAAGGTCAAAGACTGCATGAACTGGCTTAATGGCATCGTATGGCACCCTGGTGATTCGGTTATCCATCTCAGCCTGTTGCATCTCCTTGGCAAAAATAGCACCATCAACAGTAACTCGGCACATTCCTTCCCAGACTGTATTGTAGGATTCAGGATCACGATTCTTGAGTGAGATACGCTCAAGATTCAATGTTTCCGGAAACCAAGGATTATCTGACCAGTTAATCTTTTGAATAATTGCGTTATCAGGTGGATGCTGGACAAAACGCTGAAAGGTTTCATCGGTTTCAAGCTCTGGGTTAAATGTAACCCATATCTCAGAGTTTTCTTTTCGGATGGTTGGAATTAATATATTCCATGAGGATTTGGTCACAGACTGTGCTTCCTCTATCCAGCAATAGTCCACACCTTCGTAAGATTTGATATTGGCAGTATTGTTTTTCAGGCCTACAAAACTAAACTCTGTACCATTCTTGCCCTTGATATTGGCTTGTAAAATTTCATAAAAGGATTCCAATCCCAACAATTCAATCTGATCACTTAGTAATTTATGCACCGAATCACGCATCGATGTCATGTATTCCCTGGCACATAAAATGCGAATAGGTGACTTAGCACCTAAAATAAGTAATGCTTTAGCTACTGAATGGGATTTTCCTGCACCACGTCCACCCCAGTAAACCTTGTAACGTGATTTGTCGAACAAGGTCGACATCTTAAATGGGAATTCAGCCTTGGCAATTGCTCCATCGACTTCACTCATTTGGCTTTACAAATGCAACGTGAATACTGTTAACTACTTGGCCATCGGTTGTGATATCTGTAGACTGGATAGCCTTACCATCGACACGATCCATAACAGTATTTACTGCCCATGCCTCGCCTTCTTGTGCTTTCTCAAGCAAGGCATCAACAATTTTAGCCAATTTGTGCGGATTCTGCGTAAGTTCTAAACGCAAACGATCATAAAACAACTTATTTTTTGTTCCATTTTTGTTGCCTAGCATTGCTTCAGCTATTTTTGCGTTTTTATCTGAGGCAGTTTCCATGTCTTTGATTTTTAAAAATTAATGGTTACGCTACTGGTTCTTCAGCCGGAACAAAATTAACTGTAATTTTATCAGCTTCCAAACCTACACTTTCCTCAACATTTTGAGGTTGTGGAGGCTTCGGTGTTACTTGTTTATTAACATGAGCTTGAATGTATTCAATAAGTCCTCTTGCATATTTGTGAGGCACTTCATCTAAATACTTCATCATTTCGTTAATTTGATCAATGTGAAATTCTATTTTCATTTCTTTTTACCTTTCTTTGCTTCACGTTGTACATTAAGTGCTATTGCTACTGCTTGTTTCTGTGGTTTACCTGCTTCTATCTCTTTTTTGATGTTTTTGCTAACTGCTTCTTTTTTGCTTGATTTAATTAATGGCATCTTAACAGTTCCAATTCTTTAATGAGGCTTTGGCTCTTGGTGCGTCACCTTTAGCATTTTTAACAACTCCTTCCATTCTGGCACAAAAGGAGGCTTTACGACCTTTATCTTTTTCAGTCTTAGGATTAGGTGCTGGTGCTTTTAAATTAGAACCATTTTTTGCGTTATATTCTGCCCTACCTTTAGCAGTCATGCCTGCACCTTTGTCAGTAGGATTATAAGTCTTACCGTTACCAGTTGTCTTATGCTCAATGGGTTTATCGTGTTTTTTAGTAGCCATTAATTTCTCCTTTAGTAACAATACTTGAAGCCTTTTTATGTAATCTTGAATTTTTATAAACTTTATTTCTTAATTTACTGCCTTCATATAATATTTCAATATCAACGTGTTCACTAAGTTTTCTTAACAAATGACGCAATTTAGTCAACATTTTATATTTAAAAGATTGTTCAGAAGGTTTTAATATCATTCGTTCACCCAACAAATGTCAGCCCAAGACATTACAAGATAACGCTCATTGTTTTCAAAGTATTCAGTATATTTTAAATATTCATCTTTGCCCATTGTGCCAAATCTAACAAATGATCCGACTTGAACAGGCATTTCTTCTCTACGACCATTGGGTAATTTCTTGCCTGGTCCGACTGCGACCACAGTTCCCATGTTGTCTTTCTCATCCATAATCACATGAATCAAAGACGATTTAACTCGTTCAATGGGTTTGACTACAATTTTATCG